AGTAGTGTTCTCCTTACAATTACATAAAAAGCCAATACACAATCTTCAGATATCAGTAAGAAATCTAAAGTCAACCAACGTTCTTTCTAATTATTTTTGAACAATCCTTTATAAGCGGTAAAATCTATATACATCTAACTATATTTTTTTGTATTTTTCCAAGATGGGTTTTTTTTGATTTTTTTTGTCTTTTTTTAATTGTTGAATTTAACATTACTAGACTCTAGGCATATAAACTTATAAATAGGTGAAATTGCTTAACAGAAATTACATTGAATAAAATACATTGCAATACTTTTTAGGCAAAAATTACTTAATATGCATAATTAACTACAGAATAAGATAGAAGATTCAAAGCAAATGGGAATATATTACCAAATCTATAACAGAACATTATGTTATTCAATAGATCCAAGCAATTATAAGTTAATCTGCAGGCAGATACACATGATCTTTATTTGCAACTGTAACATAACCTGTGTTCACTTCAAACTTATTATCAAGATCTTTAGGAATCTCAATGTTATTATCCTTGCAAGTCTTTATGATCTCAAGTCTTTTCTCCTGAATCTTAGCTGGATTCCGAGTATTGATAGCAACTCTAAAATCTGCTAAGAGTTTTAGTAATAGTTCTTTTTTAGAATGCATGGCAATTGCTTGAAGATGCTTATCAGTGTCAACAAGAAGTTTACCTAACTCTAATTCATATTTATTTGCTGTATCAGTTATTTTAGATACTCCAGCATCATTTGAATAAGCCAGGTCAAATCTCAACTTTTCTAGCTCTTCCATCTTCTTTTGCTGTACCTCATATTTTGCTTTCATATCAATCTTCAAACGTTCAAAGAGGTTCTTCCCATATGAGTTGTCTACTTCTTGTACATTTACACGTGGAAACCTAAAGACATCCCATTGAACTTCATTAAAAATTGCACCACCACTTCCAATTGTTTTCCATGATAAACTTAAGAAACCTGCAGTTGAAGTTGGCATATCTAGATTGTCGAACATCATATAAAACTTTATTTTATTGATGTCACTCACTGCTGTGGCAAAGTTTATCGATCCACTTATGAGCTGTTGATAGTTTGGATCAAATGTTACTGCTGCGATGAGCTTCCCATGAACGACTTCAGGCTTGATGTCTTTCATGGTTAATTTGCTGCGTCTATCATTAGTAAATCGCTCATCCATTACCATTATTGTTACGAAGCCTTCAAAGTGAATTGATGTTGGCATCCATAGCATGGCTATACTTGACAATCTTACAGCATTGTGTCTAAGAGATTGCAAGTTCTTATAGACTTTACTATAAATCTGGATTGGCAATTCCATAGATTTTGCTTTGACTTTAATTGTATCTTTCACAGACATATCTCTCATATTGCCCCAGACGATTTCATCAATCACCAGGTCTCCTTCAGCTGGTTCAAAGCCTTCATGCTCCTTGGTAGTAACTTTTGTGGTCTGCCCTGAGCTAGATGAGCTTCCTGGAAACATCTCAAACATAAGTGAGAAAAAGAATAGATCAAAACTGTAAAACTTCATCAACTGATAGAGCAACATCTTTCAAACTAGCAACGCTTGGACAGAATTTAGTTCTTACTTGGGTTTAATATGATTTGTGCTTGATTTTTGCTTTTAATTGTAAGGAGTTCACTACT